TACAGTTCATACATCTTCTTGGCCTTACGTTCTGAGGATATGATTGATGCAAGTAATGCTTCTACATCTACATGCTTGAGGCTAGTCTTTGCCCAAGCTTTCATCCTAAAGGTCTGCTGATAGAAGTCAGACCGTAGGTTGGATAGTTCTTTGATGAAGTTATCCAAGGAAAAGTTAGATGTGTTCTTCCTACGGATCTTATCATGCTCACCATAGATGCAACCATTTAGACAGAAGCCATCAATAGCACCAAAGAATACTTGGTTGGAACATGACCCATCAATACCATGCAGTGATATGATACGGTTCTTTACCTCAGTTTCATGTCGATCAGTTTCTATAACTGTCTTCATGCTAGGCAATGTGATGTCGAGCATAGCCCAAGCACCACCACGAGCAGTTCTAAAGTTAAACTCTGCATCATGTAGATCACCTTCTTGTAACTCCTGAGTTGCAGTGTCTACAACATTACGAAAGAAATCACCATGATTGGCACAGGTAAAGTCCTTGCCTACAATACCAAGGTATTCACCTGTATTAGTATTGATTACATACTTCTTATCTTTGAATTTAGTTTCCTCAAACTCTACTTCAAAGTCCAAGTGCTCTGGTACGAATGATGTTGTTGTATCGAATGGCATTTTGTTTCTCCTTAATGCTCAGATAAGTGTACAATTTGTGTACGATTGATAGTCTTTTGTGCAAAGCAACCTGCCTTGCAGTCCTTGCAGTGACCCTTCAAACCCTTATGGGTCTTGGGACATGGGAACATTCTTGTTCCATAGACAGGATCAGATGTCAAGTCATCATCGCCATAGAACATAATATTCCAATCGTCATCAATCAACATCTTCCATTCAGCCTTGCTGTTGGATGGGTCGAGTGATGCATTAATAGCACAGTTAGGCAAAGGCATAAGCTCTTTCTCAATCAAAGCTTTGAGCCTAGTATTACGCCATGCTCTGGTGGGTATCCACCATAGTGTATCAGGATTGAGTAGGCACATAGTCTTGACACGATACACATCTGTTACATTCTTGAAGGCTTCGCCTCTTGTCATGTGACGAACACGACTAGTATCGTACCGTTTACGACTAAAGAATTTTGTAAACTCGGAATTTCCGTGATTAAGTTTCTGCCAGATTGTCTCACATCTATCATCACGTTTAGACATGTTCGGATATATCTTATATAACTTAACGTTATAGCAGGTATCATCGCAGTATGATGTACGATGGTCACAAGAACCAGTGTGGTTCTCGGTGTCATTGATAGGTCGATCAGTTGCAGCCATACCTATATCAGCACAGTATCTGAATAGATCGTTAAGCTCTTGAGTTGTTACAGTCATTCTCGGAATCTCCGTGATTGGTTTCGTTTAATATCTGAACACCTTTATGACAGGTTTATTTTGTTTGTCAAGGTAGAGATAAGCTACCTCGGCATGGTGGATCGGCTCATCGTACTCATCCACAAACGTGTTCGCATGGTACGGATTGTACCGTACACGTTCAAGCCTATCCCAATCAGCCTCGTCATGTTCAGGATCTTCCCTGAACCAGATCTTAGCATCCACCTCAAGGCTTTGAGGTCTTACGAATGCATGTACATTCTTGACTTGTTCATCTTGAGTCTTTGCCCACCCTGCAGGTTGCACTGCAAACGTAGGTTTGTCAGCTATGATACTGTCAGTGTGATACCATACCTTGCCACCTCTTTTCCTGACAGAAAAGATTCCTTTATGTAGGTTGAAGTATATCTCCGACTTCGGGTTGCTGTTTTTAAACTCGTACATTGTACTCTCCATTCTCGGAATTTCCGTGATTACTTCAGTTGAAGTTTAATTTCTAGCTCATGCCAACCAACAGGCATACATACATATGCCTTATCTTCTTGCAGGTTAACAACTATGTTGCCAACAGACAGGCTAGTGCCACCACCATTGATAGACACAACTCTGGCCTTGTTTGAATAGCCATTCCCTGCTGCAAAGACTTCTTCCATAGGTGAGAAATGATCTGATAATACACCCATGTGTATGAACTTGGTTGGGTAATACATGTCGGCATACACTGCATCAAGGACAGTACTACCTACTGTCTTATCATTCAGCAACAGCAAATCAAATGCAATCTGTGCTACATCTGAGTCCCTATCGGTTTGCATAACCTCATAGACTTCTGGTCTGAGTTGGTAAACGAGATATGAATTTGGCATTGGGGTTCTCCTTGTTGCCGTGAATTTCCTTAGTTCTGCCATAGGCTTTTTTAAATGTCAAGGGTCTTTGCCACATGACCATTTGTTGCAGCCAAATAGACTTCCAAAATTTATCTGCCCTTTGTGCAGACCTATCCCTTCTATGCATCATCACCCCCGAACATGTCATCCCATTCCTCCGGGGTGATCCCAGACATGAGGAACTCACGTTGGTCTGCAGTCAGGTCAGGCATAACATCCTGTATCAGTTTACCTGATTGCATCCAATACTCTATCTTGCCTTGGGTTGTAGGGATCACCATCGTATTGATGTGACCTGTTGCTGTTGATTGTTTGTGAACAAACACTTTGTTCTCTGCGATGTGTTCAATTATCATTTCATATTCCTTTTCATTCTCGGATTTTCCGTGATTAGTTTTGCTGATGGAAAATGTTTCAGTATCTTTGATACTTCATACATGTCACGACAGGTACGATAGGCAAACATGAAGCCTTGGTCATCATAGAACTCTACCCTCATATGTCTCTCACATAATCTACTGCATGTCTTAACGCACGAGATAAGTCCTCGGCATTGAGCCATCCCTCTACATCTACTGTTTCATAGCCCTTACGCCATGCAGGATCAGGCTCATACAACCATTGAGCCATAGGTACAAACTTCCATACGTCATTGCGGTCATCTATGAGGGCAATTTCAACCACACCATTTTCAGAACCTGCACCAACATTCTGGGCAATAGAGAACTCAAAACCTTTACCAAGGTTTATGTGTATGTTTTGTGGTTCATCCATTATCAACGTCCTTCCAAGCATAGGTTGCTTTAACTTCAAATATTTTACCTGTCAAGCCTTTATCATAGCCCATGCGCCATTCTTCTGACAAGGCACATTCAGCAGATGCAAAAGACCAATGCTTTTCGTAGTCATCTACATCTTGGATTTCATCATCATCTTGAAACCATTTTCTAACTATCCAAAAGGTTTCGATTTGTTGCTTATCCATGCCATACACTCCTTACAGTTGTGTCAGTTGAAACTTAAAAGTATCTATTACTTCAAAAGTAGTCTCACATATCTTATGTATTACTGCTTCTTCTGTAGGAAAATTAGGATCATTTAAAGCATGTTCCTTTAAATCATTTTCGTCCATCATGGTGAGAGTAGTTCTCTCATTGTTTTCCCAAAAAATTGCTATGAACATAGTTCATTCTCCTGTATCAATAGGCCATGCCATCCGACATTCAATCGCCTGTGTGTGGAAAGAAAAATCAATCACGGATTTTCCGTGATCAACTACACTTCTTTGAAGTGTAAACAAAAAAAAGCTCCCCGAAGGGAGCTTCTTTTAGATGTATCCGATTGCTAATAAGCAATCTATAAAGCCTTCGGCTTTCTCAAAGGTATCTACTACCAGTAGATCCCCATGACGATCACATAGCAGTGTGCCGCCGTAAACCAAAACCAAATCCCCAAAGGGATTGTTGGAAAGATCTATCCGAACAAGGTCTGCGACCTTTTCGTTTTTGGTATCATAGATATCAACACCTTGGTATTTCTTCATTTTAAATCTCCGATTTAAGTTGATCACGGAATTTCCGAGAAAGAAAAAGCCCCCCGAAGGGGGCTTGATGATTACTTCTTGAAGAGCTTGGCAAGCTCTTTTGCGAACTCAGATCTTTTGAAGCCTCCAGCTTGTAGGGCATCGAAGACTTGCTCTGCAAGTTCTTTTTCATTTTTGGCGATTACAGTCTCAAAGACTGTATTTTTAATCACCTCTTCAGCCTTACTAGGCTGTTTGTCATCGCCACCTTTTCCTTTGGAGGTGTTCCCTGCCGAGTTGTTTTTCGGCTTTTTACGAAGCTCTGGATGAGCTTCTAGGACAATCTTCCGTATCGAAGATACGCCGAGGGCTGAAAGCTTGCCAGATTTATTCAAGCTCTGGACTTTAGTCCAATGGGTGGCGATCCACTTGGCATCGTATTTATCAGCAGTGCTGATATTTTCATTCGACATATCAGTAGTACTGATAAAGGAGCCGTAGGCTTTTTTGTCACCGCCGAATAATGCTTCAATTTGAAGCAGGATATTACCGAGTTCTCGGTAAAGGTTTAACTGATCTTCTTGGATCAGATAAAGTTGATCGTAGCAAGCTACGCCTTGAGCTATGGCATCAGCCATTGTATAGGACTTACGTCCTACTTTGAATTTGCTGTCCAAGGATACCTTCGGTAGGGTTGCTGCTTTAGCCATTTTGTAATCTCCGATTACTAGAGTTGAAATCTGCCAAGCCAGAACGACTTGACCCCCTTATAAAGCCACATCGAAAACACATTGTCAACCCCAAGGGGGTTGGTTGATCTCGGAAATTCCGTGAATGAACTTCCCCTTTAGGGGAAAGAGGTTGAAAAAAAGTTTCATCTTTTGGTGGGCATTATGCGCAAGGAAAAGCATGGGGTGTGATCATGTGGAAATCCCCAAGGGGGATATGCATCAAAAACCCCTTTAGGGGTTACTGCTCAGAAACCCCAATAAAATACTTGTATTTTCGAGTCCAAGAAAGGTTTATTGTTTGTAAAAACAATGCAAATCAGTGCTTTACGTGCACATATTGGCTAGATCTTCCCCAGATTCCCAAGGGGAATCCCTACACGGACAGGGGGGCATGGGCCATGCGGGGGGTGTACGTACACGTATACACGTAATGACAGAGAGGGGTATTTTTTAGCTGTTAACCACAATAGTTACCGGGTCATATGTAGTATTCTCTGTTAAAAAACAAGGGGTTAACCCCAATATTGGTAACGAAGTACCCGGCGAAAGGAAAAACCCGGGGAGATTACGTGAAGTATGTTACAATATGGGTAACAAATTGTTACTATCTGGACTTATAACTTTATAAATCTGGACTTACTTAGGGTTTTCCTTCTGGTAAATAAAAAATATTAATAATTAAGTAATAATTCTTATATTAAGGCTTGACAAAGAATTGAAGTGCGGTATAATATACTTAAAGGAATACTAAGAGTACTAAATACTAATAGTAAATTAGTTAATAATTAGTATTTAAGGAAATCCTTTAAGGATAGTGTCGATTTTTCCTTTTGTCGTAGGAAAAAGAGTTGACTTCCTTTTTTAACCTGCTATAACTAAGGACAAATAATTGCCCAAAATGTATATCTCCGATAATGTGCTAGAGGAATTTTATAAAGCTCTGGCAGACGAGGACGAAGGAAGACTTCGTAGAGTTCACATCCCTCGTTCAGACGTTTTTTACGTAAGAGAGAAAATATTTCAAGACACTGGCACTAAGTATTCTCTAGATAGGGTTGAGAGAGCTATGTATCTAGAGGGATATCTTAGTGCCAGTGACGTTTTTGATCCCTATAGAAAGAAAGAGTATGGCTCACACGATAATTGATGACTACAAGATCTTCCCACGACTAATGATGTTAGTTGTAACCGTCCTAACTTACCAATCAGTACACTGGTACATGTCTCTATCTGATCCTAGTAATGGTCAGGCCGGGCTAGTATCAGTGTGTATGGGTGCATTAACAGGTTGTTTCGGCATCTGGATGAACAAAGAAGCAAAAACAGATAGAGGTAGTAAATAATGAAAACTTTAGTATTAGCATCAGCACTAACACTGGCTGCAACAGCAGCAACATCTGCTGATCTTATTGGTGGCTTGACGTTTGACACAGAAACAGACGTTAGCTACACCACAGGTGTAGAAGAATGGTCTGCTACTTTTACCCCAGAGCTAGGTTGGGGAATGTATGGCATTGACTTGGGAGTGTCAACTACAGTTGACATCATGGGTCTAGATCAAGAACAGATTTTTAAAGGTCTGGACTTTAAAGCTGAGTATGAACTATATAGCACAGGTATAAAAGCCTACGGCAAAGTATCTTCAGATGCAGATTTTCAATTCGGTGATATTACTGTCGGTGCTAAACTATCTTTTTAAGGAGTAAGGCAAATGATACAGGCATTAGTAGGACCAATATCTAGTTTAGTAGGAACATGGCTCAACGGAAAAGTTGAAACAAAGGCTGCAGAAACTAAAGCAAAGGTTGCTAAAGCTGAAGCTGAAGCACAGATTATGTTAAGTCGAGCTACAAGTGAAGCTGATTGGGAAAAGATTATGGCTCAAGGTAGCCAGAACTCTTGGAAAGACGAATGGCTAACTATCTTATTTTCAATCCCATTGATCTTAGTATTCATCGGGGATTTTGGTAGAGAGATTGTAGCTAATGGCTTTGTGGCTTTAGAGACAATGCCTGAGTGGTATCAGTACACACTTGGGGTGATTGTAGCTGCAAGCTTTGGTGTACGTTCAGCAACTAAATTCTTTGGGAAAAAATAATGCATAAGAACTTTGACAAATGTTTATCTATGTTATTACATCACGAAGGTGGATTTGTAAATCACCCAAAAGATCCGGGCGGCATGACAAATCTTGGAGTTACCAAGAAAGTATATGAAGCTTGGGTAGGTAAAGAAGTAGATGAAGAAACAATGAGGGGGCTTACTTTTATAGATGTAGCCCCTTTATATAAAAAGAAGTACTGGGATAAAGTTCGGGGGGACGATCTTCCTTCTGGTGTAGATTGGTGCGCCTTTGATTGGGCTGTTAACTCTGGTTCTGGTCGCCCTGCTAAAGCAATTCAACGTGCAGTAGGAGCAACAGCAGATGGGGCTATTGGTCCTATGACACTTCAGTCTGTTATGAATAATGACCCGGAAATGATTATAGGTAGTGTGTATGATCAACGTCAAAAGTTTTACGAGTCTTTAAAAACCTTTGAAACCTTTGGTCGTGGTTGGACTAGGCGTAACAAAGAAACATTAACCCAAGCATTGGACATGTTAGATGAGTAGCACTCCTGAACGAGTTAAAACTAAAATGAAAGAAGAGGGGCTAAAAGGTGTAAACAAACCTAAACGTACCCCTGACCACCCTAAGAAGTCACATTGTGTGATGGCAAAGGAAGGCAGCACATATAAGTTTATTCGTTTTGGTCAGCAAGGTGTAAGTGGTGCAGGTAAAAACCCTAAGTCTGCTAAAGATAAAGCACGTAAGAAAAGCTACTATGCCAGACATAATGCACAGGACTCTAAGCCAAGTAAGTTAAGTGCTCGTTACTGGAGTCATAAAGTCAAGTGGTAAGTTTGATTTCACATTTTCCTTTACCTGCTATGCCTTTTGATACGCATACAAATATAGTCTTTGAATCTGGTAAAAGTGAACTGGTAAAAGAAACGGCAGCAGCCGTAGATAAAAAGGCAGATAAGTACAGATATGAAAGTGCTTATGCCTATCATCCTTATAATAGACAACAATTAAGACAGGGTGAAACCGTAGACTTTGTAGTAGCATAAGGAGAATAATCATGCCTACAGTAGGAAAAAAAGAATACCCTTACACAAATAAGGGGATGGCTCAAGCAAAAGCTGCAGCCAAGAAATCAGGTAAACCAATGAAGAAAAAATCTGGTTATAACAAAGGTGGCATGGCAAAATGCGGTGCTTCATATAAAGGGTAAAACAAATGGCTGTATCACTACGTACATATCTAAACAACAAACTAAAAGAAAAGGGTATGACTGTTGCCCAAGCTAAAAAGAATGCAGGTAAATACAAAAGTATTGCTGCAGCTAAAAAAGCAGGTTCACTATACTATACCGATAAGAACGGTAAAGTAATGGCTGCTGTATATGCAGAAGATCTTAAAAAGCCTGTTCGTCCAAAAGCACGACCAGAACCTAAAGTAGCAAAGACTGCTTCTCAACCTAAAGTAACAACTAGCACACTTAGTGATACTAGAGGTGGTCGAGGCGATGGCACAATGGAAAGAAACAAACGTCTTCTAGATCCAAAGTCTCCACAAAATAAATCTAAACCTAAAAACAAACCTAGCTTAAAACAGAGAATATTAGCTGTACCAAACCCTTTTCTAAAGAATGATAAAGCTAAAGCATCTAAATGGAAAACTTGGTTTAATAAAAACAAAGGTGATTATCAAAAACCTAATGGCGACATTAATATGAATAAAGCTATGAAAGATTTTAAGAAATCTATTAAGTAGCTGCATATCGGGGTTGCAATATTATCTGTAGTATGTTATAACTAAATGTGTAAAACTATCTCCATAAAAGGCAGGAATGCCTAAACATAAAGGAGATAGAACATGTTTAAACGATTTGTAAAAGCAATCCAAAAAGGCCAAGAACGTAGGGCAGCATACTGGCAACTAAAGAATATGTCAGATAAACAACTACGTGATATAGGAGTGTCTCGTGCCGAAATCGAAAGCAAAGTCTACCGTTAATGCGGCAGGAAATTATACTAAGCCTAGTATGCGTAAACGTCTTGTTGCATCCGTTAAAGCAGGTAGCAGTGGTGGAAAGCCCGGACAGTGGTCGGCTCGTAAAGCCCAAATGGTCGCAAAGCAGTACAAAGCAAAAGGGGGAGGGTACAAATGAAACGTTATATTAAAAGACTATGGTGTGCAATAATCAATCGTAGGTGCAACCCACAATGTGAGTGCTGCTAGTTGGCACTTGCTAAATCTCAAAAGAGCTTAAAGTCTTGGGGAAAACAGAAGTGGCGTACTAAAAGTGGCAAGCCTAGTGCTAAAACTGGTGAACGTTATTTACCTGATAAGGCTATTAAGTCTCTTAGCAATGCTGAGTACGCCTCTACAACCGCAGCTAAACGAAAAGGCAGTAAGGCAGGTAAGCAGCATGTGGCTCAACCTAAAAGCATCGCAAAGAAAACCAAACCCTTTAGAGCCGCCAAGGGTGGAGTGGTGAGAAAGAAAAAGAAATGAGTCGTAACCTTACAGAAAAACAACAGAAATTTTTAGATGTACTATTTGAAGAAGCCCAAGGTAACTTAGCTCAAGCAAGAAAACTTGCAGGTTATGCTGAGACTGTCGCAACATCTTCTGTTGTAAACTCTTTACAGGAAGAGATTGCAGATTTAACAAAACGATTTATTGCTTCTAGTGCTACTAAAGCTGCTTATTCTATGAAACATATTATGGATAACCCTACAGATTTGGGCAACAAAGAAAAAATGGCAGCAGCTAAAGATGTTTTAGATCGTAGTGGATTTAAAGCTACTGATAAAGTAGAAGTAACTGCAGCAAGCCCCCTGTTTATTTTACCCCCTAAAAATGAAGAAGATTAATAAAACATGGACATTACCTGCACCCAAACCAGAAGAAGAGTTTGAGTGGAGAAAAGTAGTAAGAGTTGGAAGAGTAGTGCCATTTGGGTATAGACAAGACCCTGATGATTGTGATATACTATTACCTATCCCAAAAGAGTTAGATCTCTTAGAGGAAGCAAAAACATACCTAAAACAATATAGTTATAGAGATGTGTCTGCTTGGTTAAGTGAACAATCAGGTAGGTATATCTCTCATGTAGGTCTAATGAAAAGAGTTTCAATTGAAAGAAAACGTCAGAGAGAAGCTTCAAACCAACGCCACCTTGCTGAAAAATACAAAACGGCCCTCCAAAAAGCGGAAAAACTCGAAGCCGAAAGGCTCGGTGGAAAAGAAACAAGAACCTGTTCAAGTCCAATATGAAGAGGACTTTAGTTACAGGGAAGTTATATTTGAACCTAATCCCGGCCCACAGACAGAGTTCTTAGCCTCTACAGAGCAAGAGGTTCTATACGGTGGTAGTGCAGGTGGTGGTAAGTCTTACAGCCTAGTCGCAGATCCTGTACGATACTTTAACAATCCTAATGCTAGAATGTTAATAGTACGTAGGAGCACTGAAGAGCTACGAGAACTTATCTCTGTATCTAAACAACTTTACCCTAAAGCTGTTCCGGGAATTAGATTTATGGAACGAGACAAGACTTGGGTAGCACCATCAGGTGCAACACTGTGGATGTCTTATCTTGATCGTGACGATGATGTTATGCGTTACCAAGGTCAAGCATTTAACTGGATTGGTTTTGACGAACTTACTCAATGGCCTACCCCCTATCCGTGGAACTATATGCGTTCTCGTTTAAGGAGTACAAGAGCTAGTGGGCTACCGTTATACATGAGAGCCACAAGTAACCCCGGTGGCCCCGGACACCAATGGGTTAAAAAAACTTTTATTGATCCCACCTCTCCTAACAAACCTTTTTGGGCTACTGACCCAGAAACTGGAGAAACAATATGTTGGCCCAAGGGACATACAAAAGAAGGTGATCCCCTGTTTAAACGCAGGTTTATTCCTGCAACTTTGTTTGACAATCCCTACTTAGCAGAAGATGGTATGTATGAAGCTAATCTTCTGTCGTTACCAGAGCATCAACGTAGACAGCTTTTAGAAGGTGATTGGGATATAAATGAAGGGGCAGCATTCCCTGAGTTTAACAGGCAGATACATGTAGTACCTCCATATGATATACCTAATAGTTGGGCTAAATTTAGAGCTTGTGATTATGGGTACGGTTCTCATACTGGAGTTGTCTGGATTGCTGTTACACCGTCTGAACAACTTGTAGTATATAGAGAGTTGTATGTAAGTAAAGTTATTGCTACTGATTTAGCTGAAATGATCTTAGACTTAGAAGATGGAGAAAAGATACGGTATGGAGTTCTTGACTCTTCTCTTTGGCATAATCGTGGTGATACTGGCCCTAGCCTTGCTGAACAAATGATTATGAGAGGCTGTAGGTGGCGACCTGCAGATAGATCTAAAGGTTCTCGTGTTGCAGGTAAAAATGAAATACATAGAAGACTTCAAGTTGATGAGTTTACTGAAGAGCCAAGACTTGTATTTTTTAATAATTGCCTTAACACCATATCTCAATTACCTGCACTACCTCTTGATAAAAATAACCCAGAAGATGTAGACACACATGCAGAAGATCACTTGTACGATGCTTTAAGGTACGGTGTGATGACTAGGCCACGTAGCAGTCTCTTTGATTACAATCCTGCTACATCAACAGGTTTTCAAGCAAGCGACCCGACTTTCGGTTATTAAGGAAACAATATGGAAGAAGAAGAATTTTTTGAAGAATCTCTAGAAGCAGAAGAATCATCTGCACTAGATGACAGTAAAAAAGATACGTATGACGATCCTTCTGCAGGGACTATTGTTGGTCTTGTAAATGGAAAGTATAAAAAAGCTTCTGATGCTAGAGAAACAGAAGAACATCGTTGGATTCAAGCTTATCGTAACTACCGTGGTTTGTATGGCCCTGATGTACAATTTACATCTACTGAAAAATCTAGGGTATTTGTAAAAGTAACTAAGACAAAAGTTCTTGCTGCATATGGTCAGATTATTGACGTACTCTTTGGCAACCATAAGTTCCCAATTACTGTTGACCCAACTACTTTACCTGAAGGGGTAGCAGAATCAGTTTACTTTGAATCTAATGATAAACTAAGGGATGCCCCTAGTATTTCTGCTGAAGACACAAAACTTCTTCCGGGTGAAACTGTTACAGATTTACAAGAACGTCTTGCAGGTTTAAAGTCTAGGCTTTCACCTGTCGCAGATATTCTTAAAGAAGGTCAGGGTAAAACTCCTACTGAAGTTACTTTCCATCCTGCAATGGTTGCAGCAAAGAAAATGGAAAAGAAAATACATGATCAGTTAGAAGAATCAAATGCTAATAAACAACTACGTGTAGCAGCATTTGAAATGGCACTATTTGGTACTGGTGTTATGAAAGGTCCATTTGCTCTAGACAAAGAGTACCCTAATTGGTCTGATGATGGTGAGTACTCCCCTTCAATTAAAACTATTCCTCAAACATCAAGTGTTTCTATCTGGAACTTCTACCCAGACCCTGACGCATCTAATATGGATGAAGCTGAATATGTAGTAGAACGTCATAAGATGTCACGTTCACAGCTACGTAGTTTAAAGAAACGTCCGTTCTTCCGTTCTAATTCTATTGATACTGCTATTACTATGGGTGAGTCCTATGTAAAAGAATGGTGGGAACAGGCAATGGAAGATGATGCCCAAGAGTCAAAGTCAGAACGTTATGAGGTTCTAGAGTTCTGGGGTAATGTAGATACAGAGATTCTAAAAGAACATAAGATTGATATCCCAAAAGAACTAAAAGATGCTGATGAATTAAACGTCAATATTTGGGTTTGTAATGATCAAGTACTTAGATTAGTAATGAATCCCTTTACTCCATCTGTAATCCCATACTATGCAGTTCCATATGAAATAAGTCCTTACAGTCTTTTTGGTATAGGTCTTGCAGAAAACATGGATGATACCCAAACATTAATGAATGGGTTTATGAGAATGGCAGTTGACAATGCTGCATTATCTGGTAATATGCTAATTGAGATTGACGAGACTAACCTAGTTCCGGGGCAAGACTTATCTGTGTATCCGGGAAAAGTGTTTCGGAGACAAGGCGGTGCGCCGGGACAGGCCATCTTTGGAACTAAGTTTCCTAATGTATCTAACGAGAACATGCAGATGTTCGATAAAGCAAGGGTCTTAGCCGATGAAAGTACAGGATTTCCTTCGTTTGCACATGGGCAAACTGGAGTATCAGGAGTGGGAAGGACTGCTTCTGGCATCAGTATGCTTATGTCTGCAGCTAACGGCAGTATACGAAATGTTGTCAAGAACGTAGATGACTATCTACTTAGCCCACTAGCTAAATCTTTCTACAGCTTTAACATGCAGTTTGACTTTGATGAAGAGATCAAAGGTGATTTAGAAATTAAAGCTCGTGGCACAGAAAGCTTGATGGCTAACGAAGTGCGTAGTCAACGACTGATGCAGTTCCTTGGTGTCGTACAGAATCCTGTACTAGCTCCGTTTGCTAAAATGGATTATATTATTCGTGAGATTGCTAAAGCAATGGATCTTGATCCTGACAAGCTTACAAACTCTATGACTGATGCTGCAGTACAAGCTGAGATACTTAAAAAGTTCCAAGCAGAAAACCCACCTGAACCCCAACAAGCTCCACAGCAAGCTCCTGCAGGTGCTCAGGTTCAGGATACTCAAGGTAGTGGTGGGGGTACTATAGGAACTGGTACTGCTCCTCAACCGGGAGAACAGGGCTTCTCAGGTAATACAGGTGGAGTACCTGTACAATGAGCCAAATAAAACTAGTTGTAAATAATAAACCACAGTGGGATGCAATGTTAGAAGAAATTTTTGTTCGCATTGCATTTGCACACAAACAACTAGAGCAATACGATGATCCCTCTGAGATATATAGATTTCAGGGGGAGATACGTGCACTAAGATCTTTAGCTAAACTTAGGGACAAGGTTAATAATGAATAGCCAAACACAAAAAGCTTTCGGTACAAAAAAAGGTTTAAGCTACGGTGAAATAATCCTAGATAATATTCTTGGATTAGATAATGAGTATGAATCTTTTGGTGAACAGCTTGGTAAGGCTATCAATGAAGATGAGATAAGATTTTTAAAAGATGCTGCTGTAGGTTTATATGAAGGGACTAAAGAATTTATAGCTAATCCTGTAGATACTACAAAAGAAGTTGTAGTAAATATAAAAGACAGTGTGCAAAGACTAGGAACAGAAAACTTAGATGCACGTATTAAAAGAATGTATAATGTATCCTACGATCAAGCAACTGATCAACAGGTTACTTCTGCAAAAGAAGCTGTATTCGGTGATGCACTTACAGCATTAGAATTAATACCTGCTGCTAAAGCAGGTACAGTCACAGCTAGGGCAGCAGTATCTGCTATACCTAGTGGAGTTAAAGCTGATGTGGTTGGTCAGACTAAAGCACTGCTTACTGGTGACACAGAGTTTTTAAAAGGTACACCAACAGAACGTTCTACTACCGTAGGTGTTGGTGCAGAGGTAGTTGACCAAGATGGTGTAAATCTTGATGATATTGCTGAGTATATGGATTCAGAAATAAAACCTACTAAACCTAAAAAAGAAACAAACCCTTTAGTCAGAGAGACAGATTACTCTAGTACAAGGGTTGGAGATACAGCAAATTTTAAAAGTTCTGTTCTTGGTTCTTTAGATAATCTTGCCATTGGTAAAGATGGCATGTCTGGTTTTCAGATTAAAAAGTTTTTTGAGAAAAGAGCACCAAAAATAAATAAAACAGAGTTGTATTGGTCAGGTCTTTTAGAAAATTTAGATGACAATAAAAAATATACTTCAAAAGAATTAGAAAAAATTGTAGATAGAAATGTTCCTCGAATATCTGTTGTAGTAAAAGACACTCCTACAGAGTTTGATTATGAAGATATGCAAAGATTAGCATTAAACATTGAAGGCCAAGGTTTTCAATCTCAAAATTACAGAGAAATACTTCTTAGAAATAATAACCCTAAAGGTAACTTTTATGAATCTTCTGTCAATCATTGGGGTGATGGGGCTATTATAGCTCATATAAGAGGTAGTATTGTTGAAAGTTTTTCTAGGTCTAAAGAGCCTTCCCAAGTTGGTAAAGGTAGAATCATTAATAGAGAAAAAGTATTTCTTGTTGAAGAACTTCAAAGTGATGCGGTACAAAAACATGTAGTCGCAAGCAAAGACTCTGCAAAAGAAGTTAAAAAAGTAAAAGATAGCTTAATGGCATTTGACGAAATGAAGGGCTACTTTAATGATGAAATTTCAGAATTTGTTACTACTTATCATCTTAACGCAGGTAGTGCGGAAGATAATTTAAACTTTACAAATAAATTTATAAAAGATATAGAAAGCCATAATTACGATTTTAACTCTATTGCAGATATAGACACTGCTGAACAGGCGATAGAACTTGGATTAGGAAAAACTGTTGAGAAAATTTCAGACTTAAAGTATAGGTTTGAAAGAGCAGAGATAAATAAACAAGAACTTTTAGAAGAAATTAAATCTGAGTTTAATTTAAAACCTTCTTCAGTTTCTAGGAGAAACATAGAAGAATTAAATGAAATTGATAATATTCTTGCAAACACTCTTAGTGATTATGTTTTTGGAAAATCTTCTGTAAGAAAATACAATAAAGACTCATCAAACTCAGTAAAAGAAGACTTAGTAAATTTGTTTGCATCAATAGAAGATCAAAGATCAGAACGTTTATCTAATTTATCTCCTGCTTCACTATCAGATACAATTAAAATATCCTTACTTACAGTAATTAAAGAGGCTAAAGCTGAAGGTATAAATAAAATATACATACCTAGTCCTGAAGTAATGGCATATACCCACGATTTAAGTAGAAAAGCTTCTAAAAATACTTATGGCGATGGGGTTAAAAAAGTTTTAAGAACACTTAATAGTGAAACAGACGGTAAAATAAAATTTAAAAATAAAAATCCTGAAAGTATTAAGTACTATGCTGATTTAAATTCAGTGGGAATAGAAATAGATATTACAGATTTTGAGTTGCCCGATAATCCACAGTTTAGATTTAACATGGGTGGACTAACAGTTGGGCCTATGTCTGAGTTGGAAAGACAGAGGGAAACAAATATAGCTGAACAGATGTCTACTCTTCCTAAGTCTGTAAATCTTGACAAACCAAAACAATTAAAACTTCCACAAAAAGTAGAACAAGAAGTAGAAGAGTATCTTAGACCAAAAGCAAAACCAGAAGGTTTACCTACTGTCTACGAAACAAGTACTCCAATAGACAAGGTTTTAAGTTTAGGATATCTTTTAAAAGACAAGCAACCTCAAGTTAAAGGTAAACAAAAAATTGTTTCTGGTTTAGATGAAGATAATCCTATGCACCAAAAAACTATTAAAGGGTTTTTTGATAATGCAATAGGTTCTGATTCAGGTTACGATCCTACTGAACAAGCTTGGTGTGCAGCTTTTGTCCATCATATCCTTACAGAAATGGATGCGGATACACTTCAAACAAAAGACCCTTATGACAGACTCAGAGCAAATAAATATAAAGAGTATGGGCAACCTGTTAATATTGAAAATATCCAAGAAGGGGATATAGTAATTTTTGATTGGAAGAAAGACGGAAATGCAGACCATGTGACATTTTATGCAGGGGGTCGAATTACAGATCAAGGTAAAGACCAGTACATAAATGTTGTTGGTGGCAATCAGGGTTTAGGTGGTAAAGTCTCTCTTAGAGAAAATAACTCTCTATATGTATTAGATAATGTTGCAGCTATAAGAAGAATTACTTATGATGGTGATGCATACAAAATAGCTCAAACCCACAAAGACTCTGACCCTATTTTTAAATCTTTTCTACCAGAGGAAGTAGCAAGTAATTTTGCCGAAGGAGGCACAGTGATGAACGAACAAATGAAGATGGCATTTATGCAAGAAGGTGGACTTAGAGATGATGGGATGAGAGTAGATCCTGTATCTGGCAATGAAATTCCTCCGGGATCTATGGCTAAAGAAGTACGAGATGATATTCCTGCACAGTTGTCTGAAGGTGAATACGTTGTACCTGCTGATGTCGTACAATACTTCGGTGTAAAATACTTTGAAGATTTACGAATGGAAGCAAAAAGAGGCTTGCAAGGAATGGAAGTTGATGGTAGAATAGGTGGACAACCAGTAGATAGCTCTCAACAAACTGTGTCTGATGAAGAACTTGAAATGCTTATTCGTCAGGAAATGGGTCAACCCAACATGAATGAAGGTGGCTTGATGGGTTATCAAGAAGGTGGTACACCTGCAGCACCAGTTTCAACATTTGATCCAAGTGGGTTTGGTACACTAGGTTCTACTACTTTTGGTCCTGCTGCTAATCCCACTGCAGGTGGAGCTACACAAGTAGTAGTTCTTTATGCACCTGATGGGACACCAATTACTTTAGTACTACCTAGAGACAAGGGAACATACGACCAACTACTGGCCCAAGGATACACACTAGAAAAACCAGAAGAAGAAAAAGAAGAACCTAAAAAAGATAGTGGTGGATCAAGTGCTCCTGAAGTTGAAAGCAAACCTTGGTACGAAAGTATTAACTGGGAAAATCCTGTAGAGCAAGCTAAAGGAATGTTTAAACAAAAAGATTCTTCTGGCATAGGACTAATGTCTGTTCTATCTGGAGTTCAGGATTTAAGTAATGTTGCTAAAATGAGAGCAACAGTAAACTTACTTGAGTCTGCAGGTAGGAAAGATGAAGCAGATGAGATCAGAGGTTTAGTAGAAGGTTTTGTTGATACCTCTTCTACTATGTTCCAAACAGCAGCAAACTCTCTAGCACCGGGAACATGGAATACTAACAAAGGTATGACAGATCTTGATACAAACTTAGATGGTATATTAGATGCTAATGACAAACTAATAATTCCCGGATTATTTAAAACTGCTACTGTAACACCTACAGCCCCAGAATCTGTAGTAACACCTAACACAAATTCAGGTACATCAAGCAGTAGTGATAACAAACCCTCTGTTGCAGAACGTTTGATGCAAGAAAGAAAACAAAAAGAAAAAGAAGATAAAACTTCACGAATCAAAACTTCTACTTTCCAATCTAGTATGCCCAGTGCTACGCAAAAACGAAAAGCTCAAAAAGCTGCACAGAAAAAACAAGTTTCAACAAAAACTAAAAAAGAACTTTCAGGTGCACAAATGAAAGCAGGTCTTGGAGTCGGATCTGGTAAAGGTGGAAGAAACGTAGCAGGACCGATGAATAAAGGCGGCTTGATGAAAAAGAAATAAGACCATATAATAATAAGGCTACTCAGCTACGGCTGACCCCAACATAAGGAGAAAGATATGCCTGAACTAGCAGAAGTGGAAACCCCAAAGACTGCAGGATTTGTTGAACGTGGATCAAACTATATGAAACGCCAACAAAAAATACAAGATGAAGAAGAGGAGATCAAACGTCTTGAATCTGAACGGCGAGGAGAATCTGAATCAGAAGAAGAACAAGCAACTGAAGAAGAAACTACCGAAACGAAAGAGGCCGATACAAATAATAAAGAAGAAACGTTATCTCCAGAAGAAAAATCTTTCAAAAAACGTTATGGTGACCTAAGACGGCACATGCAACAGAAAGAAAAGGAATGGGACACAAAGCTCTCAAACCTACAGCAAGCCTCTAAGAAAGCAGGTATTATCCCACCTAAGTCTGATGAAGATATAGAAGAGTGGGCTAAAGAGTATCCTGATGTAGCAGGAATTGTAGAAACTATTGCTGCTAAAAAAGCACAGGAAATGTTTGAAAAAGCTGACACTCGTTTAAAAGAACTTGACGATGCCCAAGCAGAAGCTTATCGTGTTAAAGCAGAGAATCAAATACGTAAAGATCATCCAGACTTTGATGAGCTACGAGATTCAGATGGTTTCCATGATTGGGCAGATGAACAACCTAAGTGGGTTAAAGATGCCTTGTATGAAAATGCAGACGATGCAGCTTCCGTATCTCGTGTAATTGATCTTTATAAAGTAGATAAAGGAATTACTAACAAAGATAAGAAGGCAAATAAAAAAGCAGCAGCATCTCCAATTACTAAACGTAGTAAAACAGAAGTAGATGTAGATGATGCTAACGGTACAATTCGAGAGTCAGATGTAGCAAAAATGTCTGACAAAGAATTTGAGAAACGTTCAGATGAAATTAATACTGCAATGCGTAGTGGTAAATTTATCTATGACGTATCTGGCAGTGCCAGATAAGCTATTGACAAATATGTAATCAATAGTATAACTAGGGACATAAAGCAAAAGCCTCATTTGACTACCTTTTGCTTTATCCCAAATTTCAATAAAGTCTAAACTAGAAGAACTACCTGTTCAAGTACAGGCCCATGTATCTATAGGTTGGCCGACCTTAACTACATGCACCCTAGAAAAGTAACAGCCTCTTATTGGTATTAGCTTTTAACAAAGCCAACTATCAGGAGGATTTATCATGGCTTTTACAACAGCAAGTGGACACGGTAACTTACCTAACGGTAACTTTAGTTCCGTGATCTATTCCAAAAAAGTACAGCTTGCTTTCCGCAAGAGTACTGTTTGTGGTGATATTACTAACTCTGATTATTTTGGGGAGATTTCTGCCCAAGGTGACACAGTGAAAATCATCAAAGAACCTGAAATTTCTGTAAGCTCATATGCTCGTGGAACTCAGGTTAATGCACAAGATCTTGACGATGAAGATTTTTCATTGGTTATAGACAAAGCTAATTACTTTGCCTTTAAAATTGATGATATCGAAGAAGCTCACTCACATGTGAACTTTATGGATCTTGCAACTAATCGTGCAGCTTATCGTTTGGCTGACAATCACGACCAAGAAGTTCTTGGTTACTTGGCAGGTTACAAGCAGACTGCCCTTCATGCAAATGCAGGTACAGTAAATGATCAAGTAAACGGTAGTAAAGCAGTTACAACTGCAGGTACAGACGAATTGTTGACATCAATGAAACTCCGTAAGGATTCATTTGCCAATATTACTACTACTAGTGCAGGGGATCACTCGATTCCGATTGCTGCTCGTTTGCCCGGTGCTACAGCACTTCCAACTGCAACTATCTCACCTGCAATGCTTGTATCTCGTATGGCTCGTTTGTTGGATCAACAACAAGTTGACACCCAAGGGCGTTGGCTCGTAATTGACCCAGTAATGATGGAAGTCATGCGTGATGAGGATTCACGTTTGCTTAATGCAGACTACGGAGACTCAGGTGCTCTACGTAACGGTTTGGTTTTGAATAACTTCCACGGTTTCCGTGTGTATGTTTCTTCAAACTTGCCATCAGTTGGTACTGGTTCAGGAACTACAGGTTCTGCAAACCAAAATGCTAACTTCGGTGCTATTGTTGCAGGACATGATTCTGCTGTCGCAACTGCGGAGCAAATCAACAAGACTGAAACTTATCGTGATCCTGACAGCTTTGCTGACATTGTTCGTGGTATGCATCTATATGGTCGCAAGATTCTTCGTCCAGAAGCTCTTGTAACTGCAAAATATAATCTGGCATAAGGGAGATTAGATTATGGCACTAGGTGATAATACACTTCAGGCGGCACGAGGAAACCAAAACCCCGGCCGTTCTCCGTACATGGTTCAGACTGTTTTGAACTTGGCTACAGCTTTGTCTGACAAAGGTTCTGCTCTTGCAGCATCTGATGTCATTCCTGTAATTGCAGTAGCTAAAGGCACTATGGTTATGAATGCAGGTATCGAAGTTGACACTGCATCCGATGGTTCTACTTTTACAGTAGACTTGGGTATGGTTGATGCTGATGCCTTTGTTGATGGTTTTGATGCTACATCTGCAGCAGCAGTAGTTGCACAGAACCCTGCAGCATATCAGCCTGTAATGGCTGTTGCTAATGACAACATTGATGTAACAATTGCTACCCTTTCAGGTGGTGCTGTTACTACTGGTAAGCTCCGTGTATGGGCAGTTCTTATGGATTGTTCTGATATGGGTAATGACGGTACTGCTAATGAAGTAGACCGTGATACACTCGCATAATTAAAACAAACTAAAGGGGCTGCTTTAGGGTGGCCTCTTTATTGCTATATAGAGGATTAAAAAATGGCAATCACAACAGCAATGTGCACAAGTTTTAAGTCTGAGCTACTTGGTGGTACACACGACTTAGACACTCACACAATCAAACTGGCTTTAATTAAGAGTGGGATGTCTGGAACATATGGGGCAGCTACAACAAACTACTCAAATGTTACAGGTAACTCTGATGAGGCTACAGGTACTAACTACACTTCAGGGGGTCAAAATCTTGACAGTGCTGCTATTACCACATCAGGAACTACTGCCTTAGTAGATTTTGCAGACGAGGTATTTTCTAACGTAACTACTTCTGCAGCAGGTTGTATTATTTATAATTCATCTGCATCTAATAAAGCTATTGCAGTAATTGACTTTGGTGGTACAGTCAGTGCTACCGCAGGTGATCTTACTATTGAATTTCCTGCTGCAGGAGCATCTACAGCAGTCATTCGTATCGCCTAAAATAAAAAAGTAGGGGTATACTATGGCACTTGTCGTAAAAGATAGGGTTAAAGAAACAACCACAACTACAGGTACAGGTAGTATCTCTTTAGGGGGGGCAGTAACTAAGTTTAAAACCTTTAGTTCTGCCCTTTCTAATGCCGACACCACATACTATGCTATTGAGCAACAAGGTGATGATAATGAGTTTGAAGTAGGTATTGGTACTTATACTAGTAGTGGTAATACTTTAGCTAGAACTACTATCCTAGCCAGTTCTAATTCTAATAATGCTGTAGATTTTTCTGCAGGTACTAAAAATATATTTATGACATATCCTGCAGATAAAGCAGTATATGAAGATGCATCAGGTAATATATCTATTCCCGGCACTATAGATGGACGTGACCTTGCTACAGACGGTAGTAAGTTAGACGGTATTGAAGCTAGTGCTACGGCAGATCAGACAAACGCAGAGATAAGAGCCGCCGTTGAAGCTGCATCCGACAGTAACGTCTTTACTGATGCTGATCATAGTAAGTTAAATAATATTGAAGCATCAGCAGATGTAACAGATACAGCCAACGTAACTTCTGCAGGAGCTTTGATGGATAGTGAGGTAACTAACCTTGCTCAAGTCAAAGCCTTTGATAGTTCTGACTATGCAACTGCTGCACAAGGTTCTACTGCTGATGCAGCCATGCCTAAAGCAGGGGGTACGTTTACTGGTGATGTCTTACACGGAGATAACGTCAAGGCCAAGTTTGGTGCAGATAGTGACTTACAGGTTTACCATGATGGGACAGACACGCAGATTGATAACAACACAGGTACATTAATCGTAAGATCGTCAGCAGCAGGAACTATTGAGTTTCGGGATCAAGGCTCTCAGGTTTTAGCTCAATTTAACGATAACTCTGACGTAAAGTTGTACCATAATAATAATGAAAAACTCGCCACCACAAGCACAGGTATTGACGTAACTGGCAATGTCGTTGTCTCAGGAACTGTAGACGGCAGAGATGTTGCTGCAGATGGCCTAAAGTTAGATGGTGTTGAAGCCAGTTCAGATGTAACAGATGCAACTAATGTAGGTGCTGCCCTTACTGCATTTTCTACTGGTACAGATGCAGGGTCTTCTGATCTTATCCCTGTATATGATGTTAGTGCTAGTGCATGGGAAAAGCAAACTATTGCTAATGCTATTGCAGCAGGACCAACTGGACCGACAGGACCAACTGGACCAACTGGTCCTACTGGACCTACTGGACCTGCAGGTGGTGATGGTGATGATGGTGGTACAGGCCCAACTGGACCTACAGGACCGACAGGACCAACTGGACCTACAGGAGCAGACAGCAGTGTAGCAGGTCCAACTGGTCCCACTGGCCCAACAGGTCCAACTGGTCCTACTGGATCAGGAGGTTCTACTATTTCTGGTATTGCTACATCAGGCTACTATGGAAGTTCAAGTTGGCCCGGTGGTTCTGGAAGTTATTACAGTATGGTAAGAGCAAATGATTGGCTTTATTGCTCTTTTGATACATCATCTGGGGCAGGTTATGGTGGTCCCGGTGGAGATAACTACTATACTTACAGTCAATACAGAAAAAGATATAGGACTTTTTAATATGGCATGGTTTTATTATTTTAATGCAGATAAAAGTTTTGCATACAGATGCGAAAACGAAAAACTAAAAGACAGTGAAGTAGTTAAGCTAGGTAATGGTATTACTATGGTAGAGCTTTCAGAACTACCAACAGGGATGCCTGATGATGAGTGGAGTTTTGTTTCTGTTTTAGCTGATGGGTCAATAGGCATAGAACCCAATCTTATTTTTGGAGGAACTAAAAGATGCAGACGAAATCTAATAGATTATCTTCAAATGTATGCACCTCTTTCTGATTTAGATCGTCCCGAAGATTGGAAACAACAATTAGATTGGGCCACATCTGAGTGTGGTGAAACTGTGGTAGAGCAGTTTTTAGCAGATAGAGTTATTACTGATACTGAAAAACAGGAGTTGTATAGACTAGCTAATGCCCTTGATTAATAAACATAAACCCGACACTTTTATAACCTCTATATTAGAACATATTATAGAAGAAGAATCACCAAAAATAAAAAAGGTAGTTGCAAAACGAAACCTCACAAAAGAGGTTTTTTTAGAAAGACCTATCCCACCCTTTGATATAAAAGTAAATAGTTCAGGCGTTACTCTTGACCCTAAATATTTTGAAACACTAGACCCTTTAGCATCAACGTTAGGTGCTGTTAATTGTAGTGCTTCTCATTATTTACCACCAAACTCTCAATTACCTTGGCATACAAATAGTGATACAGCAGGAAAAAGACTATACTATACTTATGGTGATGGTTCAGGTATTTTTAGGTATAAAGACTATAACACAGATAAAATACATGAAGACTATGATGAACAAGGTTGGACAGTGAGGGAGTTTTATATACCTTCAGATCAGCTTTTTTGGCACACTGTTTATGCAGGAACAGGAAGACACACTTTTGGTTTTAGATTTTAGTAATCAAGCATTTCTTTGGGGAGAACTTAGAAAAAATAGTCCTAGAAAATTAGAAAAATTACCTATCGTAAAAAAATGTCTAGGCTCAATAGAAGGCAATTTTAGTCTTAGTTTTGAACAACCTCAAATAAAAGCTGATTATTATTTTTGTGGTGGGTTTGGAAACTTTGAGCATATAAAATTTACTAAAGGCATTTATTTTACAGACTATCCAGTTACAGAAGATTATAAAAACGCAGACACAAATGAACATTACTATGAGTACTTTAAAACATTAGATAACGATAGGTACTCACAGCCTGACCAAGTGTTTGTAAAACAAAGACCTTATAATTTGTTTCCACTTCAGATGGTATATCCAAAAGACTATCACCAAACATTACATGCTTTAAAGTGGGCAACAGAATCTAAAAGGTACACAATATTTAAAACCCACCCTGCTCATAACGGTGATCAAAACTATAAAGCCTTTTGGGGCGTAGCAAAAAAACTAGGAGTTATTTCTGAGTATACAGAGCTAGTTGATAATTACAGGTCTGAAGAGTTAGTTAATGAAGCAGATATGATATTTAGTGCTGACAGTGCATTGACATTAAAAGCTGTACTTAAAAATATACCAACTTTTGCTATGCGTAATTTTCAAATGAATGATATAGTACCTGTAATACCTGAGATACCTTTAGATATTAAAGTGCCTATAGTAAGTAAAGATAAAGCTATTAAATGGTTTGATTGGTTTTACAGAACTGTATGTAACGATATAACTAAAGATGACTTTAAAGATAAAATAAACCGCAGACTTAACCTATATAAAAATGGGGTAACAGACAAAGAGTTGCACTCATTAACGTTTTTAAAAAACAAAGGTTTGGCATGAACATATATAAAGAGCCGTGGACGCATATAGTAAAAGAAGATTTTTTTACTAATGTAGAAGAGCTTACACAAAAAACAAAAGATGTAATTAAAGAAAGAACTCCATACGGTTTTCATAATAAGTTTACGATAAAATTTCCTTTTAAATATGACTTTCCAGACTTAGTACCTTTACTAGACTATTTTCCTAATAGAAGAAAGGCTTCAAGTTTAAACACATATTGGGAACTAAATGCAATTAAAGGTAAATACGAGTACCCTATACATGATGAAAACCCAAAAAAAGTTTTGTCTGTCGTTGTTTACTTAGACCCTATTAATAATTTAGGCACTTCTCTTTACGATAAAAACAAAAAGTTTTCAAAAGATATATTATGGAAACCTAACACTGCTTTTATTTTTGCAGGTATGACAGGGGAAACATGGCATAGTTATGCATGTAATACAGAAGAACCTAGAATAACTATTAATGGTTTTATTCATGCAAATTGAACGTGCTGTTATAGAAATAAATGGGGGATGTAATTATTCTTGTGAAATGTGTCCTCAATCAGAAGGGAAAAGACCAAAAAGTTTTCTTAGGAAAATGCCTTTAAATCAGTTTGAGGATATTGTAGCTGAGTGTGTAGAGCATGGGACTAAAATTGTAAACCTTGAAGGATCAGGAGAGCCTACATTAAATAGAAATCTTCCAAGATATATTGAGGTTGTAAGAAAATACGGAGCAAAGGCTTATATATATTCTAATGGTAAGAATATGCGTGGGTCTTTTATGAAAGAAACCGTTGATGCAGGGCTTAACTTTTTTAGATTTTCTATTATAGGTTACAACGAAGAGACATATAAAAAGTGGATGAACAGCCCTTTCTTTAACTTAGTCATACAAAATGCTAAAGAGATGCGACAGTATGCTAAAGATAAAGATTGTATAGTCGCAGCATATCATTTAATACTAGATAATGATAATGAGCCAGTAGAAGTAGAAGCATATAAATCTCTTTTTGATAATATGAATGTTGATATTTGGCGTATGCATAATTGGTCTGGTGTATATGAGTCTGACTATAAAAGAAAAGGTAAGATAGCAGGATGTGGAAGACCTTTCTCTCCTGATGTAGTCGTTAGGGCAGGAGGTAATGATGGTAATACAGCAGCAGTGCATCCTTGCTGTCAGGTTTTAGGTAATGATGAGGCTGCAGTATTAGGGCATTTAAGTACAAATACTTTAAAAGAAGTTTGGAATGGTAAGGCTTATAATAAACTAAGAGAACAACACAGAAATAAAGACTTCCCTGATTACTGCAAGTCGTGTGATTTTTTAGTTGAAGACCCTGAAGTTTTAGTGTATAGTAATAGTGACAGACATATAGGAAATATGATTGGCACTAACTTTAATTTGAGGGAATACTATGCATAGACCACTATGGCAATTATACGAAAACGCAGTAGATGAATTTCTTGTAAATAAAATACATGACTTAGCTGAAGAAGAAACATTAAGTAAAGCTAAAACTTTTAATGATAACAATAAAGCTAGGTCTAGTGAAGTTACTTGGTTGTCTCATAATAAAGAACTTCAAGACTTTTTGTGGGACATAGTTCAAAATGCTAACAGAAATGTGTTTGGTTTTAGAGTAGAAAACTATGCAGACATACAATATACTTTGTATCATGCTGAACAAAACGGTCATTATGATTGGCATATTGATACAAATTGGTTATCTCAAACTTCTTTTGATAGAAAACTTAGTATAACAGTTCAATTAAGTGACTCGACAGAGTATGAAGGTGGAGACTTTAGTTTCGCAGAAGTAGAAAACCCTAATAAAGAAAAACTTAAACAAAAAGGTACTGTCCTTGTTTTTCCTAGTTATCTAAGTCATAGAGTATCTCCTGTAACAAAAGGTACAAGATGTTCTTTAGTTGCTTGGTTTGAAGGTCCAAGATGGACATAGTAGCATATGGATCACACCATAAACATCCTTATAGACTATTACTAAATGAGCCTGAAAGACTTACAAAATCTATAAAAAAAGAGTATGCTAAGTATGACGTAACAGGTCTTTTGCAGTGTCCTTCTATAGCTGATACTATAAAAGATTATTACGTAATAAACGCCCCTTGCGATTTACTTATAAAGATTACTAAAGGTAAGTCTCATAAAGTTTTTAATACTTCTGCTGATCCTCATGTGCTAATGGTAAATGAATTAGAAGAAGATGTTAAAAAACATCCAAATGCAATACAGTGGTTAGGTGATTTTTATCTATGTATGTTTGCACCTACTGAAACTATACTAACTTTATATCCACCGTTTATGCATAAGTCTGATATTTTTGGTGTTGCAGGTTCTTTTGACATAAGTAAATGGTTTAGACCAATTAGCTTTTCGTCTATATACATAGGTAATCCTATTGAAATAAAAAAGGGAGAACCTATGGCTTATTTAACTTTTAATAAACAAGTTAAATTTAAAAGGTGTATTATTACAGAGCCTATAGCAGACATTATTAATAGCTGCCTAAGTTTAAAAAAGTATTCTCCAAAATCTTCTTTATCTTATTGCTATGAAAGATTTAAAATAAATAGATACAATAAACAAATAATGAAACTAATAAATGAACAACTAGACTAAGGATAAACTGAATGTTCGGTTTTACGGCACTATCTGAAGCTCCCTTTGGTGTATCATCTTCATCTGTATCTCCAGATGTTTCTTTAGGTAGTGTCTCTGCTAGTACTGCAGTAGCAGGTTTATCTGTTGGTGGTTTTGAAGTTGACATCTCGGAAAGACTTGGGTCTGTAAGTGCTACTGGTGCTGTAGGAACTATAAGTTTTAATACAGAAGAAAAGTTAGGCAGTGTTTCTGGTACAACAGGTATCAGTTCTGTATCTGTAAACCTAGCCCTGACACCTACAGGAGTACAAAGTACTGGTGCAATAGGTACACTAGAACACAGCAACACAGTTACACTTACTGGTGTATTGGGTACAGGTGCAGTAAATACACTAGAAGAAAAACCAACCGAAAGTCTATCTGGTGTAAGTGGTACAGGGCAAGTAAACTCTGTAACAACTAATATAGATATCACCCTTAGTTCAGTACAAGGCACTGTATCAGTAGGAACTTTAGAAAATAGTAATACTTTTACTCTTACTGGTGTTTCTTCTACAGGTTCAGTAGGAACTTTAGAGCATAGTAACACAGCTACACTAACTGGTCTTTCAGCTACAGGTTCAGTAAATACTGTAACAGAAAATATTAATATAGGTGTTTCTGGTCTTGGAGCTACTACACATTTAGGTCCTATAGAAGTAACAGCTATTGGCAATCTATTAGGCGTACAAGGTACAACATCTCTAGGTACAACACAAGTTCATATAGCAGAAAGTATAGGGTCAATTTCTGCTTCTGCAAATACTAATGCAGTAACAGTCAACCTCAATTTCGTAACCTCTTCAGTAGAAGCCACAGGTTTTGTAAATACACTAGAAGAAAAACCAACTGAAGCTCTATCAAGTGTTAGCAGTACAGGGCATATTAACTCTGTAACTGTAAATATAATAGAGTCGTTAGGAAGTGTAAACAGTACTGGCTCAGTAAATGCTGTCGAAACACTAACAGGTGCAGGTCTTGTAGGTGTAAACACAACTGGTTCTATAGGCACAGTAGAAGTAAAACTTTCTGAAAAATTAAACAGTGTTAGTTCTACAACCAACCTGAACACAGTACAAATAAACGTTACAGAAAAGTTAGCTAGTGTATCTTCTACATCAGGTATAGGTACACTTACACTTACTGCAACTTCTAACATAGCCATTTCAAGCAGTGGACTAACTTCTTCTTTAGGAACAATAGAACCTAAAGTAAGTGAAAGCATTGTTGGTGTTCAGGGTTCTGGTTCTGTTGGAACACTTCAAACCCATACAGCTAGTGGTCTTACAGGTGTATCTTCTACAGGTATAGTAACTTCTGTATCTATAAACGGTTTTGAAATTGATGTATCAGAAAGACTACTCTCTGTAAGCTCTACTGGTTCTGTAAATTCTGTATCTGTAAATATTTCAGAAAGTCTATCTAGTGTAGTAGGTACAACAGCTTTAGGTTCTGTAGTTGCTAACACATCAGAAGCCTTAAACTCTGTAAGTGCTACAGGTAGTGTAGGTTCTCTAGAAATTAGTGTAAGTACAACACTGTCGGGAGTGCAAGGCTCTAGTGCAGTAAACACTTTAAGTGTTGGTGTGGGTAAAATACATACCTTAGTTGGTGTTAGTGCTTCTGGTAGCATAGGTTCTTTAAAAGTTAATAACTCTGTAATTCCAACAGGTGTAGTTGTTGCAGGTGAAGTTGAGGGCTTAGAAGCTAAAGTTAGTGAAGTTTTAAATAGTGTCTTTGCAACAGGTTCTATTGGACTTCTTTCTTTCCCTGCAACACAGAGCCTAACATCTGTTGGATTACAAGTAGCATTAGGTCAACTTACTGCAACAGGTGTTGTATTTGATTTTGACCCAGATGCTTACAACAGACAAAGAACTCTATACGCAGTAGCACAAGATAATAATAATACAGTTATTATACCACCACAAAATAGAACTTTGTATATACCTAAACAAAACAGAAACACACAAACCATTAAGATTGCAGCCTAAAGGATAGTATAATGTCGTACAAGTGGCCCGATAAAGATAAAGATGAAGTTTTAGATTATAGTATTGATTGGTCACGTTTTCTTGATACCGATACTATTTCTAGTGTTGCATGGCACATAGATGCTGCTGATGGAACAAAAACAGAAGTATCTTCTAATGATACAGTTAATGGTCTTCAATTTATTCAGGCTACTAACACTACTACTGTAGCTACTACTAGATTTGGATTAGGTACTAATAATATTAGATACAAAATAACGTGTAAAATTACTACCAACGGTGGGTTACAATATGAACGTTCTGTATTCCTACGGATTAAGGAGAAATAATAATGGCCTACAACTACTTAGCACTAGTAAATGATATTAATCGTAGGTTAAATGAAGTAGAATTAACCTCTTCTAATTTTGCTTCTGCAACAGGTTTTTATAGTTTAGCTAAAGATGCAGTAAATTCTTCTCTTCGTTACATTAATCAAGAAGAGTTTGAGTGGCCTTGGAATCATGTAGAGGAAACAGAAGTGTTAGTGGCAGGAGAAATTAGATATAGTGTGCCATATGATTCTAAGACAATTAATATGAATACCTTTCGTATTAAGAGGGACAGTGATTTAAATGTGGAAACTGTTAAATTAAAAGTACTTAGCTATGAAGAATGGCTTGACAAATATGCTGATTCAGAGTATAACTCTAGCACAAATATACGTTCTGTTCCTACACATGTAGCTAGAACACCTAGCAGAGAACTTATATTTTATCCTGCTCCCGATAAAGCCTATGAAGTAGTATATGAATACTATACTTTGTCCCATGACTTAGAACTACATGGAGATGTACCTACTCTCCCAGAACAATATAAATATGTTATTGTCGATGGTGCTATGTACTATGCCTATCAATTTAGAGGTGATACACAAAGTGCTGAGATATCTTTTAACAAATTTACTCAAGGTATAAAACATCTAAGAAGTTTAAATATTAATCGTAATGAATATTTACGTGATACAAGAGTTTACTATTAATGGCAACACAATGGCAAACATACCCTATAGAATTTAGGGGTGGACTTATTTCCAATCTTAGCCCACTGCAACAGGGTATTAATGCTGTAGGTTCTGCTACTGTACTGCAAAATTTTGAACCTAATAAAAATGGTGGGTACAGTAAACTTTTAGGTTTTGAAAAGTACAGTACTACAACTGTACCGGGAACTGGTCCTATCCTAGCATTAAAGGTTATTAGTTCTGGTCTTGTAGTAGTAGCACGTAAAGTAGACTCTGCAGCAATTAGTGCTGTAAGTGGGTTAACTTCAGGGGATGATAACAAAACAGCTTACTACTATGGTACAGGTACAACATGGACCTTCATGGCAAAAAGTGCTTCTACTAATGGTGGCAAAGCTAAACATGCAGAATTTAATTTAGACGGTGACGATAAGGCTATTTTTGTAGATGGAACTAGCTATCCTGCTATATACAATACCTCTGGAAATACTACAACATTCCTTACTTCATCTAACAGTTCAGACCTTAGTGGTGCAGAACATGTAGCAATGTTTAAAAAACATGCTTTTTATGCTAAAGGTAATAATCTTTATTTTAGTATTCCTTCTAATGTAAGTAACTTTGGTACAGGCTCTGGAACTATTAATGTAGGACATGACATAACAGGTCTTACAGTTTTTCGTGATCAACTTATTATTTTTACAACAGACACAATACAAAAAATTACAGGTAGCTCTGTTAGTGATTGGGCTTTAGCACCTATTACAAATAAAACAGGTTGTATTAATGGAGATACAATACAAGAGGTTGGTGGTGACGTTATATACTTAGCTCCTGATGGGATTAGATTACTAAGTGCTACAGACCGTATTGGTGACTTTGCATTGGATGTCGCATCTGATTCAATACATAAAGATGCTGATTCTTTTTTAGGTACGTCAAACGAATTTTCTTCTATGCTTATAAGAAATAAATCTCAGTATCGTATCTTTGCTTATGTTTCTTCAGAGAGAAACTCTGTTGCTAAAGGTTTAATAGCTACTAAGTTTATTGCTCAAGGTTCTGAAGGTATTAACTGGGCTTCGACAAAAGGTATAAAAGCCTATATAGCAGACAGTAGATATGCAGGAGATCAAGAAACTTCCATGTTTATAAATGATGACGGCTATGTTTATAAGATGGAAACAGGCAGTAATTTTGATAGTGCTAACATTGAGGCTATTTATGAATCTCCTTTTATGCCTATTGAAGATCCTCAGATACGTAAGACTTTTTATAAGATGGCCTTGTATGTTACACCTACTGGCTCTACATCAGTAGACTTAAATCTTACATACGATTTTAACGATGATAAAATTATACAACCACCTACACAAGCTATATCCAGTACAGGTACTTCTGTATTTTCCTATGGGGCATCTGATGCTATTTACTATGCTAAAAATATTACTTATGCAGTAACAGTATCTAATCCGGGATCAGGAAATAAATATTATATATCAGATCATACTGGTGCTGCTCCAACTTTAAGCCTAACTAGAGGTCGTACTTACAGATTTACACAAGAGGATAATAGTAATTCGAGCCACCCACTAAGATTTTCTACGACAGCAGACGGTACTCATGGTGGAGGTTCTGCATATACAACAGGTGTTACTACAAGTGGAACAGCAGGAAGTTCTGGGGCATATACTGAGATAACAATTACAGACAGTACACCTACACTATATTACTATTGTACTAATCACAGTGGTATGGGAGGCACTGCTAATATGGTAGAAGCAACAGAAATAACCTATGGTGGTGAACTAGATAAAATATATAATACTAATCTAATAGGATCTGGTAAAACAGTAGCTTTACGTATAGCTGACAATTCAACCAATCCCACATTCACTCTTGACACAGCAGTGTTAGAGTACAGACAAAACGATAGGCAATAATATGGCAGGATATTCAAGACAAGATACAGCAAACAACATTGCTAATGGTAAAGTTATTGATGCAGATGACTTAGACAGTGAGTTTAATGCGGTTGAAACTGCCTTTAACGCATCAAGTGGTCACGTTCACGATGGCACTACAGCTAACGGTGCTCCTATTACTAAGGTTGGCCCTAGTCAAGATCTTGTTGTATCATCAACTAGTGTGTTACCAAAAACAACAAACACTTTAGATGTAGGTTCAAGTGGTGCACAGTTTAAAGATGCATACTTTGATGGATCAGTTAAAGGGCATACACTACAAGCAGGTACTAATGGATACACAACTATTGTTGATAATGAAATTGATGTATCTAGTGGAGATTTAACAGTAGATATTGCAGGTGATCTTACTATAGACGTTGATGGTGGAGATGTATTATTAAAAGATGCTACTGCTACATGGGGTGGACTAAGTAATAACTCAGGTAATCTTGTTGTAAAATCTGGTACAACTACAGCAGCTACTTTTACTGGTGCTAATGTAGACTTAGCAGGTACATTAGATGTTACAGGTGCAGCAACTTTAGATAGTACATTAGGTGTTACAGGTAATGCAACTGTAGGTGGCACTCTAGGTGTTACAGGACTGTCTACTCTAGCAACAGTAGATGTTAATGGTGGTGCTATTGATGGTACTATTATTGGTGCTAATACTGCAGCAGCCATTACAGGTACTACAATTACAGGTACATCCCTTGTCGGACCATTAACAGGCAATGCAGCCACAGCTACAAAATTAGCAACAGCACGTAGCATTACTATTGATGGTGACGTAGATGCATCTGCTACTAACTTTGATGGCACAGGTGACATTACTCTTACTACTACACTAGACACAGTAAACTCTGACGTAGGTTCTTTTGGTAGTGCTACAGCTATACCTGTACTTACAGTTAATGGTAAAGGGCTTGTTACTGCAGCAAGCACAGCAGCTATTACTACCACTCTTACTGTTGGTGCAGATAGTGGCTCAAATGATACGGTTGCTCTTGCAGACGATACACTTAACTTTGCAGGTACAGCTAATGAAATAGAAACTACAGTATCCGATAATCAAATACAAATTGGTTTACCTAACAATGTTATTGTAGCAGGTAATCTTACTGTATCAGGTACAACTACTACAGTAAACACTACAAACATGACTGTCAGTGATAAACTTGTTGAGTTAGGTAATGGTAGTACAGGTTCTGCTTCAGGTGATTCAGGTCTTGTTATTGAACGTGGTAATGATGCTAATGCCTTTATTGGTTTTGACGAAAGTGCAGACAAGTTTACTGTAGGTACAGGTACATTTACAGGTGCATCTACAGGCGATCTTACAATTACTACAGGCACACTTGTAGCCAATATTGAAGGTGCTGTTACAGGTAATGCTAGTACGGCAACTACTCTTGCCACAGCTAGAGCTATTGCATTAGCAGGAGATGTTACTGGTACTGCTAATTTTGATGGTAGTGGTGATATTAGTATTACAGCTACCGTAGCAGACGATAGCCATAATCATACTATTGCAAATGTAGATGGTTTGCAGTCAGCACTAAATGCTAAAGCAGCATTAGCAGGTGCTAACTTTACTGGTGCTGTAGATGTAGATGCTGCACTTACAGCAAACAGTTTTGCTATTGATAACGGTTCTAATGATTGGACATTTGAAGTAGATAGTAATAACCTTCTTATAAAATATGCCGGGACAAGTAAAATGAAACTAGATAGTTCTGGAAACCTTACTGTAGTAGGTAACGTAACAGCATACGGATCAATTTAATGGCATTACCTGCAAGTGGAAATTCTATATCTTTAGACCAGATGCACACAGAAGTATTTAGTACTTCTGGTAGTTCAGTGTCTATAAATGATGCAGACATAAGGGGTATGATATTTAAATCCTCTGCTTCAGAAATGTCTTTCAGTGAGTGGCATGAAGCAACACCCCCTATTGCTGTTACACATATAGCTAAGTATGATTACACAGGTTCAAGTAGTATGAGTGCTACTACAACAATGTCCTTATCAGGGCTTTCATCTAGTCCAACAACCCTTGTTATAGGTGCTCATTGGATGGATAAAAACCACTCAGGTTTGTCTCCAAGTTCCCCATCTTTATCCTCTAGTGGTGGTCACACTGTTAATTCTGATCTTGTTTTTAATGATGATGCATTTGATGAAAAGAAATATCTAAGGTGGTACAGAGTTTATATTGGAACAGCTACATCTGTTACCCTAACAGGTACAAAAGGTGGTTTTGGAAGTACTCCTTCAGGGGGTGGTTGGCGTATTTGGGAA